CAAAAAAATAGCTCCGGAGGGTTTTTTGGGCAAAATTTTTCACCTGGAAACCCTTCGGAAGTACACCGGAAGGAGTTGAAAGACCGATGAATACTCGGAGTAGTGACGGTAAGAGTTCGAGAAGTCGAGGAAAGCCGGCCACAACTCCTGAGGGAAGAGAGAACCAGCTGATTTCTCTGGCTACAGACCTCGCTCAGAAGCGTCTTGAGGAAGGTACTGCTACTGCAGCAGAGGTTGTTCACTTCCTTAAGCTTGGTTCGTCTCGAGAGAAGCTCGAGCAAGCTCGACTTCAGCAAGAGAATCGATTGATGGAAGCCAAGATCGGCAATCTTAACTCGCAACAGAAGAGTGAGGAGCTGTTCCAGGAAGCCATCAACGCGATGCGTTCGTACACGGGACAAGGGCCTCTACATGAGGAGGCTGGTTATGAGGATCCGGACTTATACTGAGCTTAGGCGACTCGATACCCTTCTCGAGCGCTTCAGGTACTTGGAACTTCGGGGTCATGTTGGTGATTCAACGTTCGGGTTCGATCGATGGATCAATCAACAGTTCTACACGTCTCCTCAGTGGCGCCATATTCGTAGTTACGTCATTGCTCGAGACAACGGGTGTGATCTCGGGATCGAAGGTTACGACATTCACAGTCGTCTGTACATCCATCATCTCAATCCGATGACTCGACGCGACATCATCGACGGAGACGAGAGCATCCTCGACCCAGAGTTTCTAATCACCACCACGCATGTAACACACAATGCCATTCACTACGGCGACGAGCGACAACTCCCTCGCTTGCTTGTTGCTCGAAGAGCTGGCGACACCAAACTGTGGTAGAAAGGAGAACAACATGCGCGCACCAGGCATGCAGGTACTTACCGATCAGATCAAAGCCAAGAGGCCCGGCGTGGTCATCTACGGCATTGGCGATGACACTCACAAACTCCGGGTATCCGGTCACAACGAGGACGACACCGTCGGTGTTCGGGCCGAGGATCAGGACGACGATACGATCCCGGAGCACCGAGCGATCGACGTCATGCTCGGCAGTGCGTTCACTCGAATCGATGGGCACTCTCTCGTCTCAGACCTTGTCTCTCACGAAGAGAACCGTCGTCGAATGCTCTACATCAACTACGAGAACACCCAATGGTCTCGATCGACCGGCTGGACTCCTCACGACAACAGCGACGACCCGCATCCGGGTCATGTTCATATCTCCGGCGAAGCCGACGCGGACGCGAACACGACTCCTTGGATTCTCAGCGAGTGGGACTCGGCTCCGGCGAGCGGTTCGGACTTGCTTCTGATCGACGGGATGCTCGGTCCGAAGACGATCAGCCGCTGGCAGCAGGTCATGGGAACCAAGATCGACGGCGTCATCTCCGTGCCATATTCTCAGTTGGTCGCGGCCGTACAGACCAAACTCAAGGCCACCGTTGATTCCACACTCAACGTCGACGGCTACGGCATTCTCCAAAACAACAAGCGGTACAAGACCGCCGGCGCCTTGCAGCGCTACCTGAAGGTTCCGGTTGACGAGGTTATCTCGGCTCCAGTCAGCCAGACCATCAAGGCCCTGCAGCGGCGACTGAACGAAGGCAGGTTCTAGATCACCTAGAAGGGAGGTCCCACGTGATCGAGAGTATCCTGACCAGCGTCAAGAAGAATCTGGGTCTGGATGAGGATTACACGGTCTTTGACTCGGACATAACGCTGTACATCAACGGCGTTTTCTCGACGCTGCACCAATTGGGTATTGGCCCAGAAGATGGGTTCATGATCGAGGACAAAACGGCCACGTGGGACGACTTCACGGGCGGCGACGTCCGATACAACATGGTCAGAACCTACATGTACCTCCGGGTTCGACTTCTTTTCGATGCTCCGAACACTCAGTATCTCGTCGAGGCGTTGAACAACCAAATTCGCGAGCATGAGTGGCGAATGAACATCGTCCGTGAGAACGACTCGTGGGTTCCGCCGGTTATTCCGAGCATTCCGGATGAAGATCTTGTCTTGGACGGAGGGGGAGCCTGACATGAAGGCTACCTTTAAACTTCGACGGGACACCTCGGCAAACTGGTCCGATAAGAACCCAGTTTTGGCCGCCGGCGAACCTGCGGTTGAGACTGACACCGACAAGGTGAAGGTGGGAGACGGTTTTACTCCGTGGAACACGCTTCCTTTCCTCACCGGCGTTAATGGCGCCTCTGCCTATGAGGTGGCGGTGGCCAACGGCTTCGTCGGTGACGAGGCAGCATGGCTTGCTTCTTTGGTAGGTGCTGATGGTGCTCCAGGTCCAGCTGGTCCTGCCGGGGAGACTTATCCGCTCTCAGCCTATGGTCTTTTTTCGGCCAGTTTTCCGATAGAAGCAGCCAGCGGAGATTCGAATCACGGCCCGAGTTGGTGCACTCGACTCTACGTTCCGAAGAACAAGGCGATAACGGCCATCGGAGCGTTTGTCACAATCCCCGGCTCGGCCGGGACTGGTTATAACGGTTTTGGCGTCTACGACGATGCTGGAAACTTCGTAGACTCCACGCCAGATGACGACACTCTCTGGCAGGCTGATCACAACTGGTCCTTCAAGGCTCTCGCCTCTCCGATAGCAGCGCAAGGTGCCGACCGATTTGTCCGTATCGTCAGTGTGTGCTCAGGCACCGATCCGTGGGTTGCTTATTGGACACACGGAGGTATGGACAAGATCATACAAGGTGGATACGGCATCTCAAATCATCGGAGAGGCATTGCCGAGATCACAAACTTTTCCTCCAGCTTCCCATCGACAATCAACCTGTCCGACGGGAACGTTTTCAACTACCTCCCCCTCATCGTTCTTGCCTGAAAGGAGGGTAAGCCTTGAGTAAGACCACTTTGGAAGAAACGCTCGCCCACTTCGGGATCAGAGGCATGAGATGGGGTGTCCGAAAGCAGACGGCCGCGGGCGCGCGCGCGAAGGCAGATCGCAAATGGACCAGGCAAGCAAAGAGCCTTGGCGTCCAGAACATGGTCTACAAAGCGTCTCTTCGTCAGTTGAACGCGGTTGAACTGACCAAGCTCAACAACAATCCGAAGTACAAGGGCAAGACAATCAAGCGAGACTCGGATCTCGGCCGGCAATACATGAATGACGCCGAGAAGACGTTCAATCGTGTTCTCAATCAACAATCGGCGAAGCTCATCGGTCCGAGTCCTTCTGGCAAGCTGAAGGTTAAGTTTAGCCAGAACATGAACGACACTTTTCCGACGGCCACCATCGTTCCGGCCCAAGTCCAGCACGCGGACAACGGAGGAATCGAACTCAAACTTACCTGGGACGACCAGGGGCACATCATCAACTGTGAGCTCGCCCAACCTTTGATGCAATCTGGCATCGATGGTCTTGACGAGATGCTTTCTCACTTCGGAGTCAAGGGCATGAAGTGGGGAGTTCGTCGAGCCGAGAGGCGTCGAGCTGCGAGTTCGCCAGATGCTCGAGCTGCGCAGGATGCTCATGCGAAAGCTCGCAAGGCTGGTGGGACACACGCTCTTACCAACCAAGAACTTCAACAACTCGTCACCCGAATGAATCTGGAGAAACAATTCAATCAACTCAAACCGCCGACTAAGACGTCTCGTGCGGTCAAGTTCGTTGGAGGTGTTCTCGCTTCTACCGGGAAACAGGCGGCTTCTAAAGTGGCCGGCGACCTTACGGCTAAGCAGATCGCAAAGGTGCTCAAGCCGTAACAACCAAGAAGAAACGAGGATTGAAATGGACGACCAGCAACTCAGGACTCTCCAGGATTACATGAACAATCGCCTTCCCGACGGAGACTGGGCCGACAAGCCGGCCGTTCCGGCGTCGACCGTTACGGCTACGAACACCTCCGAACATCCGATGTTCGTCGAGGTCGCCGGTGGCACGGTCACCGTGGTCAAGGTCGACGGTGTCACGATCGGAGCTCGGACGAGCGGGATGTTCTATGTTCGACCGGGAAGCACCATCGCGATCACCTACAGCGTCGCCCCGACTTGGCAGTGGTTCTACGCCTACTGACCAATAAGCTTTATTGTGGAAGGGAGGGTTGGCAATGAGCCTGTCGAACACAGCGGTACCGGTTTACTACGGGCAGTTTCGCGACGCTGTGATCCGCGGCGAGATCCCGGTGAACCGCGAGATAGCCATGGAGATGAACCGGATCGATGCGCTCATTGCCAATCCCAACATCTACTACGACGATCAAGCAGTTGAAGGATTCATCCTTTACTGTGAGAACGAACTGACGCTGACTGACGGAAGTGACCTCCATCTACTTCCGACATTCAAACTCTGGGCTGAGCAGATCTTCGGCTGGTACTACTTCATCGAACGAAAAGTTTATGTCCCTCTTCCAAAGGGGCGTGGTGGCAAGTATGTAAACAAGGTAATCAAGAAACGCTTGACCACCAAGCAGTACATCATCCTCGCTCGAGGCGGAGCCAAGTCAATGTACGCCTCTTGCATCCAGAGCTTCTTCCTAAACGTCGACACCACGACCACGGCCCAGATTACGACTGCGCCGACCATGAAACAAGCCGACGAGGTCATGTCGCCCATACGGACATCCATCACCCGCAGTCGAGGCCCACTGTTCCGGTTCCTAACATCCGGTTCTATGCAGAACACGACGGGCTCAAAGGCCAATCGTCAGAAGCTTGCCTCTACGAAGAAGGGTGTGGAGAACTTCCTTACCGGATCCATCCTCGAGATCCGTCCAATGGCCATCAACAAGCTGCAGGGCCTTCGTCCTAAGGTTTCAACTGTTGATGAATGGTTGTCTGGTGACTTAAGAGAGGATGTTGTCGGAGCAATTGAGCAAGGAGCTTCGAAGCTTGAAGACTGGTTGATTGTTGCCATTAGTTCAGAAGGAACGGTTCGGAATGGTTCCGGCGATACAATCAAAATGGAATTAGCCAACATTCTTAAGGGCGAGTATCAAGCGCCTCACGTCTCCATTTGGCATTACAAGCTAGATGAGTTGGACGAAGTTGGCAAACCTGAGATGTGGCCGAAAGCTCAGCCGAACATCGGCCTGACGGTTACGTACGAAACATACCAGTTGGACGTTGAGAGAGCTGAGAAAGCACCAGCTTCTCGCAACGACATCCTAGCTAAGCGTTTCGGCATTCCAATGGAAGGCTACACTTACTTCTTCACCTACGAAGAGACTCTACCGCATCGTCCAAGGGAGTTCTGGCAACTGCCGTGTGCTCTTGGAGCGGACCTCTCGCAGGGTGATGACTTCTGTGCATTCACTTTTCTTTTTCCTCTTCGAATCGGTTATGGAGTCAAAACTCGAAGTTACATCACTTCGCTGACTCTTATGAAACTTCCTGGTGCGATGAGACAGAAGTACGACGAATTCATCTCTGAAGGAAGCCTTCAAGTCCTCGAAGGAACAATCTTGGACATGATGGAGGTCTACGATGACTTGGATCACTTCATCGAAGAGAAGAAGTATGACGTTCGTGCTTTGGGTTTCGACCCATACAACGCTAAAGAATTCGTCACTCGGTGGGAGCAGGAAAACGGACCTTATGGAATCGAGAAAGTCATTCAGGGGGCTCGAACTGAATCGGTTCCACTAGGAGAGTTGAAAATTCTGAGTGGTGAACGAAGTTTGTTCTTCGACGAAAGCCTTATGTCCTTTGCGATGGGTAATGCCATCACGATTGAGGACACCAACGGTAATCGAAAACTTTTGAAGCGTCGGCAGGACGAAAAAATCGACAACGTGGCGGCCTTGATGGACGCTTACGTCGCCTACAAAGCCCATAAGGAGGCTTTCGAATGAGCAACGCAGTGAGGAATCAGGCTGCCATGCAGTTCGCCACTTTCGAGGCGTAAGTCCCTCCGCGCAACCTAACGACATATTCAGGAGGGAGGTGAGTCATGCCAAGACTCAGAGATAGGCTCAAGCAAGCGGTCAAACACGCTTGGAACGCTTTCACAAACCAAGAATCGGATCGGCTTTCCGCTCCGTTCTCGGGCAATGGAAGTTTCGGATCCAGGCCGCCAGACCGAGTTCGTCTCCGTTATTCCAACGAGAGGTCGATTATCGCTGGAGTCTACACGCGTCTCAGTATCGACGTTTCTTCGATGGACATCCGACACGTTCGAGTCGACAGTGCCGGAAAGTATCTCGAAGACGTCGAGAGCGGGTTGAGCAACTGCCTTAAGGTCGAAGCGAACGTCGATCAAGGAGCTCAGCACTTCAAGCAGAACATTGCCATGCAGCTTTTCGACCGAGGCGTTGCGGCAATTGTTCCCGTCGACACCACAATCAATCCATCTACTTCCGGCGGTTTCGACATAAAGACGCTTCGAGTTGGAGAAGTAGTCCAGTGGTATCCGAAACACGTTCGGGTCAATCTCTATAACGAAGCAACCGGACTTCATGAAGAGGTAACTCTCGAAAAGAAGTTCGTCGCGATCGTCGAGAATCCGCTTCTTGCGGTGATGAACGAGCCTAACTCGACACTTCAGAGGCTAATCAAGAAACTAAACCTCCTGGATGCGGTGGATGAAGCGTCAAGTTCGGGCAAGCTCGACATCATAATTCAACTTCCGTATGTTGTGAAGAGTGAAGCTCGACGAGAACAAGCGCAACAACGTCGTGCGGATCTCGAAGCGCAATTGACGGGAAGTAAGTATGGCGTTGCCTATGCTGATGGTACCGAAAAGGTGATCCAGCTCAACCGGCCGGCGGAAAACAACCTCCTCAAGCAGATCGAGTACCTAACGAAGATGCTTTATGGCCAACTTGGTCTAACCGAGGAGATCATGAATGGCACCGCCAGCGAATCGGCCATGCTTAACTACCAGGCCCGAACCATTGACCCTTTGACCGTGGCCATCATGGAGGCTATGCGCCGTACGTTCCTTACGAAGACGGCCCGCTCCCAAGGACAGTGGATCATGGCATTCCGTGATCCATTCAAGCTGGTTCCTATGGAGCACTTTGCGGAGATCGCCGACAAGCTGACTCGGAATGAAGTGGCAACACCGAATGATATGAGACAGTCTATCGGCTGGAAGCCTTCTCCAGATCCAAAGGCCGACGAACTTCGAAACAGAAACATGCCAGAGCCGACTCCGTCGGAGTCGAACCAAAACCAAACACCAGGAATGGAAGGAGACAGTCAAAATGGAACCTGATTTCTCAGGTTACGCCACCAAGGCTGGTCTCAAGTGCTCCGACGGACGAACCATCATGCCCGACGCGTTCAAGCACATGGACGGCAAGAAGGTTCCGCTCGTCTGGCAGCATGGCCACGACACTCCCGAGAACGTTCTCGGTCACGCCATTCTCGAGGCTCGCGCAGACGGTGTTTACGCTCGAGGTTTCTTCAATGACACCCCGGCCGGCGTGAATACCAAGAAACTCGTTCAGCACGGCGACATCACCGCGCTGTCGATCTACGCGAACCAGCTTGTCGAGAAGTCGAAGCAGGTCTTCCACGGCATGATTCGAGAGCTCAGCCTCGTTCTTTCGGGTGCAAATCCGGGAGCGTTCATCGACAACGTCCAGATCGCCCATGGCGATGGCGACTTCACTACTCTGTCGGATGAAGCGATCATCTCTGCTGGAGAATCTCTCGAGCACGGCGTTCTCAAGGACGAGAAGGACGAGAAGGTCGAAGGAGACACGAAGGACGAGAAGGTCGAGCATGCCGACGCTGGACCCACGGTTCAAGATGTTTACGACAGTCTGACCGACGATCAGAAAGACGTCGTTCACTTCATGATCTCGGAGGCGCTTCAGGCCGCCTCTCAAACCACCGGCGACGCCGAGCACAAGGACGGCGCTCAAGAGGGAGACCTCACTCACAAGGAAGGAACCGAAACCGTCATGAACGTTTTCGACAAGAACAAGAAGGACGGCCAGGCGGCGAACGGTACCGGCCATGTCCTGTCGCACGACGCCGTCAAGGGCATCGTCGCGGACGCCGTGAAGTCTGGCTCGCTCAAGAGCGCGGTCGAGGCCTATGCGATCCAACACGGCATCAACGACATCGACCTTCTGTTTCCGGACGCGAAGCTCCTCAACGACCGGCCCGAGTTCAACCAGCGCCGGATGGAATGGGTGAATGGTGTGCTCAACGGCGCCGCTCACAGCCCGTTCTCTCGCGTGAAGACCGTCACGGCCGACATCACCCAGCTCGAGGCTCGCGCCAAGGGCTACATCAAGGGTGAGTACAAGAAGGAAGAATGGTTCGGTCTCACCAAGCGGACCACCGGCCCGACCACGATCTACAAGAAGCAGAAGCTGGACCGGGACGACGTTCTGGACATCACCGATCTCGACGTGGTGGCCTGGATGAAGGCCGAGATGCAGGTCATGCTCAAGGAGGAGCTCGCTCGCGCGATCCTCATCGGCGACGGCCGAGCTGTGGACGACGAGGACAAGGTCAAGGACCCGATCGGTGCCACCGAAGGTACCGGCATTCGTTCAATCCTGTACGACCACGAACTCTTCGTGACCACCGTGAACGCCAACGTTTCGGACTCCAGCTCCTCGATGACCGAGGTCGTGGACGCGATCTTGGAGTCGCGCCGCTTCTACAAGGGCAGCGGGAACCCGACGTTCTACACCACCGAGGTGTGGTTGTCGAAGTTCATGGTTACTCGCGACGCCGACGGCCACCGTATGTGGAAGACGCCGTCCGAGTTGGCCGCTGAGCTCATGGTCAACGAGATCGTGACGGTCGAGCCGATGGAGGACGAGGAAGACCTCATCGGCATCATCGTTAACCTCCGGGATTACAACATCGGCGCGGACAAGGGCGGCGAGACGACGTTCTTCGACGACTTCGACATCGACTACAACCAGCTCAAGTACCTGATCGAGACCCGACTTTCCGGCGCCCTCACCAAGATCAAGTCGGCGCTGGTCATCAAGTCGGTTGCGGCGGGTGCGGCTCTGGTGAACCCGATCACCGAACCGACCTTCGTCGAGTTGACCGGCGTGGTCACCATCCCGACCCAGACCGGCGTTACCTACAAGAACGCCGACACCAGCGCGACGCTCTCCGCGGGCGCTCAGGCCGCTCTCGACCCGGGTGACACGCTCAATGTTATCGCGGTTCCGGCATCGGCCAGCTACTACTTCCTCACCAACGCCGAAGACGAGTGGTCGTTCACGCGTCCGGCTGCCTAATAGGCGGTAATCACCATGGCAAGGTTCTACGGCGCAATCGGATACGGCGAGTCGGTGGAAGTCCGGCCGGGTGTTTTCGTTGATTCGATAACCGAGATTTCATATTACGGAGACGTTCAACGAAACACTAGGCGTTGGGACGAGGCGGAGAAAGTTAACAACGATATTTCCGTCAAAAACGCCATCAGCATCGTCGCGGATGCCTACGCCAACGAACATTTCTTTGCCATTCGCTATGTCGTGTGGCAGGGAGCCAAATGGACGGTTGACAGTGTCGAAGTCCAGGCTCCCCGCCTCCTCTTGAGGTTGGGAGGTGTCTACAATGGACCGACAGCCCCAGCTCCATGATATTCTCGTGGAGTTGATAGGCGAGGATGGTCACGTATATTTCCAACCTCCGGCTAGTCTGGCAATGGAATACCCGTGTATTCGATACGAAAGATCGACTGCACGATCCGCGTTCGCTGGCAATAAGCCTTATCGCTACACCGAGAAGTACACGTTGACTGTAATCGCCCAGGATCCGAATAGCGATATTCGACTCAAGGTTGCGGCGTTGGAGATGTGTATCCACAACCGGTGGTTTGCGGTGGCACAACTGAATCACGACGTCTTCGAACTTTACTTCTGAGGAGAACTGAAGTGACTGCTTTGACCTGGGACCAGGCCGGCACTCGTCTCTTTGAGACGGGCGTCGATCACGGGGTCCTCTACATTCCGAACAGCTCCGGCGTGTATGACAACGGCGTCGCGTGGATGGGTCTTACGACCGTCACCGAGTCGCCTTCTGGCGGAGAAGCCAACCCGCAGTACGCCGACAACATCAAGTACCTCAACCTCTACTCGCTCGAAGAGCTTGAGGGCACCATCGAAGCCTTCACCTACCCCGACGAGTTCGGTGAGTGCGACGGCACCTCGTCTCCGGAACCTGGCGTGAGCATCGGTCAGCAGGTGAGGAAGACCTTCGGTCTGTCCTATCGGACTCGAGTCGGCAACGATCTCGATCCCGAGGCCGGCTTCAAACTGCATCTGATCTATGGAGCGACCGCATCTCCTTCGGAGAAGGCCTACGCCACCGTCAACGACTCGCCCGAGGCGATCAATTTCAGCTGGGACTTCTACACGGTTCCCGCTGTCATCGACGGCTACAAGCCGACCTCGAGCATCGTGATCGACTCGACGAAGGTCGACGCCGACGCGCTGTCGGATCTGATGGACGCTCTCTACGGCACCGTCAGTGACGATCCTCGCCTGCCCACGCCTGACGAGGTTCTCGCGTTCTTCGCCGGCACAGTGGTCGAGGTCACGCCCACGGCGCCCACTTACGACTCGGGGACCGATCTGGTCACTATCCCGGCCGTTACGGGCGTCATCTACCTGCTCAACGGCGTGGTCCGTGCGGCAGGCACTTGGCCGATCACCGCCAACTCCGTGGCCAAGGCCGTTCCGGCCGCCGGCTACAAGTTCCCGGCGACGGCACAAGACCAGTGGTGGTTCACCTTCGCTTAACAAACCGGTCAACAGAGAAAGGAGGCCAGAGAATGCTTACTATAAAGGTTTCTTTGACGGAACTATTCGACGAAGAAAAGCAAGAGTTTGTCGAAGGAGTAACTTTCGACTTGAAACTGGAGCATTCTCTGGTCTCACTGTCAAAATGGGAGTCAAATTTCGAGAAGCCGTTCTTGAAGACAAACAAGACTTCAGATCAAACGCTTTGGTATGTCCAAGCGATGACTCTCAATGACGAAGTTCCTCCGGAAGTTTTCTCCAAATTCTCGAAAGAGAACTATGACGCAGTCAATGCTTACATTAACGCGCAAATGACTGCCACTATCATCACTCAACCCCAAGGTCAACGTCCTCCGAGTCGAGAAGTAATTACGGCGGAGATCATTTATCATTGGATGATCACGTTAAACATTCCGTTTGAGTGTCAGTATTGGCATCTCAACCGTCTTCTCACTCTGATACAAGTCTGCAACATCAAGAGTTCAACTCCAAAGAAGATGGGCAAACGCGACGCCATGGCTCAGCAAAGAGCTCTCAATGCCCAACGCAAAGCTTCAATGGGGACTAGGGGATAGGAGGTGACAGAATGAGCAAACTCACTTGGGACGATCAAGGAGAACGATTCTTTGAGATGGGAGTAGACAGAGGAGTTCTTTATGTCGACTCCGATCCAGGTGTTGCGTGGATGGGTCTCATCTCTGTTACTGAAAACGTCACTGGAGGAGAGCCTCGTCCGTATTATCTAGATGGGGAGAAGTATCTCAATCTCCTTACCGCTGAAGAGTTCGAAGCGACGATCGAAACTCTCTCTGTTCCAGAAGAATTCGGAGTATGCGATGGAGCAGTCAGCATACACAACGGGCTTTACGCCACTCAGCAACCAAGAAAGTCTTTCGGGTTGTGTTATCGAACTCGAGTCGGAAACGACGTTGCTGGGTCGGATTACGCCTATAAACTCCACCTTGTTTACAACGCACTTGCGTCGCCGACGCAGAGAAGCTACGCGTCGATTGGTGGTTCTCCGGAGCCTACGAAGCTCAGTTGGGCTTTAAGCACCAAACCGCCAGGAATTACGGGTTTTCGACCTACAGCGCATTTGGTGATCGACTCTAGGAGTTCAGATCCCGGCGTTCTTTCTGATGTCGAAGATCTTCTGTATGGGACGGTGTCGACCGACCCCTCTCTTCCAACTCCAGACGAACTTATTGCGATATTTGCTCCCTGAGAAAAAGGAGGTGACTGAAATGACTAAGTTAACGTGGGATGGCGATCGAGAATACCATCAAGGGGTAGATCGTGGCGTTTTATATCCCACAACCGGCCCTGGCGAGGCGTGGAATGGGCTGACCTCTGTCACTGAGTCACCATTGGAGTCTCAGGTAAAGTCTCGTTATATTGATGGGGTGAAGGTTTCAGCAAGTCAGCCTAAAGGCGAGTTTTCTGGGACGATAGAAGCTTTTACATATCCCAGTTCTTTCTACGCTGATGTCTTGCTTCAGAAAAGAGCGCCTCGATTCGGTTTTAGTTATCGCGTAATGATTGAGGACTCTTATGAAATCCACATCGTCTACAACGCGACAACATCTCCATCGAGACGTCAGTACCAACAGAGAGAAACCAGCGCGTTTAGTTGGAACTTCACTACAATTCCGATCGACGTTCCTGGAGCTAAGAAAGCAGCGCATTTGATTGTTTCCGCTTCGATCGCATATTCTTGGACCGTACAGGCAATCGAAGACATTCTTTACGGGACAGAAACAACTGACCCAAGACTTCCCACTCCTCAAGAGATTTGGGATGTTGTAGAGGAGAACTCCATCCTATTGGTCATAGATCATGGAGATGGAACCTTTACTATAACCGGTCCGGATGATGTAATTACGGATCTCGGTTCGAATACTTTCGAAGTGACTTGGCCTTCGGTCATTAATATCGACGCCGACACGTATCAGATCAGCTCTCTCTAGAAAGGAGGAGCCATGGCAACTGTACAAAGTATGAACCTAATTCGGTTGACGGCGTTAGAAGACGCTACGGTCATCGACGGGTACATCAATGGATCCGGAGATCTGATCTTGGTGCAGCACGATAGCACTGAGATCAATGCTGGATCGGCTCTTCCTCTCATGCCAGACGCGAGCGAGACAGTGAAAGGTAAGGTAGAGCTCGCGACGAGCGCTGAAACTATCACCGGAACCGATGCTGTTCGAGCCGTTACGCCGGCCGGACTCCAAGCAAAAGTAGCAAGCGATACAGCGAAAGGAATTGTAGAGCTCGCCACCAGTGCTGAAACTATCACCGGAACCGACACCGCTCGAGCCGTCACACCTGCTGGCCTCCAGGCAAAAGTGGCAAGCGATACAGCGCAAGGAATCGTAGAGCTCGCCACCAGTGCTGAAACTATTACCGGAACTGATACTGCTCGAGCTGTTACGCCTGCTGGTCTCCAAGCAAAAGTAGCAAGCGACACAGCGCAAGGAATCGTAGAGCTCGCGACGAGCGCTGAAACTATTACCGGAACTGATACTGCTCGAGCTGTTACGCCTGCTGGTCTTTCTGCGGTTTTGTCGGGAATTCAAGAGAATAAATTGACTGCTACTGGTAGTACCGGTAGCACTACTTACACCGCCACACTTACAAGCTCGACAACACCACAACTTGCTTTCGTTGCTCCAGCTTCCGGAAAAGTTCTCATTCACTGGGGTTCATATATTGTGAATAGTGCTTCTTCTGGAATAGCTTACATGAGTTGGGAAATTCGAGCCGGATCCACTTTAGGGTCCGGAAGCGTTATTGTTGCTGCCTCTGACGATCGCGCTGTGGCGCAACGTGGCGATAGTGCTGGTTTAGACGATCAGTGTTCCGGATGGTCTTCTCTAGTTACCGGTTTGACTCCGGGTAGCTCATACAACATTCAAGGGATGTTTAGAGTCACGGCAAACACGGGCTATTACGGTCCTCGAAACCTTATCGTCGACCCTCGATAATAAGATAGGAGCTGTAGTGATATCCTTTTCGTCGCGCGGCTCCTTCAAGAAAACGGAGTCGTTTTTAAGGAACGCTCAGAGGGTCGATATTCTCTCGATCCTCAACGAAGCAGGTCGTGAGGGCGTTACCGCTCTTGCTTTGGCAACTCCGGTTGATAGCGGCTTAACGGCTCGCTCCTGGAGATACGAAGCAAGTGCTAAAAACGGCAAGTATACCGTCACCTGGCTAAACTCTGACGTAGAGAGCGGTTTCCCAGTGGCCATCATGCTCCAGTACGGCTATGGGACTGGCACGGGCGGATACGTCCAAGGCCGGGACTACATCAATCCAGCGCTGAAACCCATATTCGACAGAATCTCCAACAAGGTGTGGAAGGCGGTGACCTCAGGATGAGCAAGGAAGTTGATGAGCGCGTTGTTGATATGCAGTTCAACAACAAGCAATTCGAAGAAGGAATCAGATCCACACTAGCTGCGCTCGATAAACTAAACCAAAGCTTGAAGCTTGAAGGAGCTTCCCGAGGTTTCGAGCAGGTAAGCGCCGCCGCCAATCACGTCCAACTCGGAAACATAGAGCAGGGCGTAAACAGCATCTCAGACCGTTTCCACGCGATGTCTGTCGTGGCTATCACGGCGCTGGCTAACATCGCGAATCGTGCCGCAGAAACCGGTTTCATGTTGGTGAAATCGCTAACTGTCGATCCGATCAATCAAGGTCTTCAAGAGTACCAAACCAACATCAACTCGATCCAGACGATCCTGTCGAACACGCGTTGGCAAAACACTGGTCTGAACGACGTAATTAAGGCGCTCAACGAGCTTAACCTATATTCGGATCAGACCATCTACAACTTCTCCCAAATGGCGCACAACATTGGTACGTTCACCGCGGCCGGCGTTAAGCTGGAAGTGGCTACGAACGCCATCAAGGGTATCGCCAACTTGGCTGCTGTTTCGGGTTCGTCTGCAGAACAAGCTTCAAATGCGATGTATCAGCTATCCCAGGCGATCGCTACTGGGACCTTGAAGCTCATCGACTGGAACTCGGTCGTGAACGCGGGTCTGGGTGGTAAAGTTTTCCAGGATGCCTTGGTTCAGACAGCACGAGTGCATGGCGTCGCTGTCGATAAGATGATCAAGGATGCTGGCAGCTTCCGCGGTAGTTTGGAGAAGGGCTGGGCTACCGCTAGCATCCTCACTGAGACGTTGTCGCACTTTACCGCTGACTTGAACGAAGAGCAACTCATATCTATGGGTTACTCCAAGCAACAAGCCCTCGACATCATTGCGATGGGCAAGGACGCCACGGACGCTGCCACGAAGGTCAAGACCCTTACTCAGCTTCTTGGTACGATGCGTGAGAGCGCCGGTTCAGGATGGGCCCAGACGTGGCAAATCATATTTGGCGACTTCGATGAAGCTCGGAACCTCTTCACGTCGGTCAACGATACGCTTGGTGGTTTCATCAAGAATTCGGCTGACAACCGAAACGAGCTTCTTCAGACTTGGAAAGATCTTGGCGGACGAGATGTTCTGATCGATTCTATCGGGAACTCATTCGAAGCTCTCCTGGCGGTTCTGAAGCCAATCCGGGAAGGTTTCCGCGAGATATTCCCGAAAGCAACAGCAGTTGGTCTCTACAACATCACGTACGCCATTCGTTCTTTCACCGAGACACTGAAGATCGGCGGGGAAAACGCAGATAAGCTCCGGAGGACATTTGCCGGATTGTTTGCGATCTTTGGAATCGGATGGGATGCTGTAAAGGCAGCAGCAACAGTTCTTGCACGTCTCCTGGGTATCGCCAATAAGGGAACCGGGGATTTCCTTACGATAACCGCAAGTATCGGCGATTTCCTAGTCGAACTGCGTAAAGCTATTCAAGAAGGTAAAGGCTTCGAGAAGATATTTGGAGCTGTAGGAAATGTTCTTGCGGTTCCGATCAACCTTCTCCGTGTTCTCGTCGGATACGCAGCCAAGCTCTTCGACAACTTTGATGCCGCTCGAGCTGCTCGAGGCTTGACTGGTCTTGTCGCGAAGTTCGAACCTCTTACCAGACTCGGTGAAGTTATTGTCGATGTCTGGGAGAGAGTACTTCATGTCTTGGACAACGTAGCTAATGATGCTTCTCAGCTCGGCACCAAGATTTTAGACGCCTTCGGTCCATTCTCGGATTATATCCGAAAAGCGGTCGGAGAGTTCAACTTCGACGATCTGTTCAAGGGGCTGAACACGGGCCTCTTCGGCACCTTCATTCTCACGATTCGAAACGCGTTCGGTCGTGGCGGCGTCACGGGTCTGCTGCACAATGCTACACAAGCACTTGGTCAATTGACTGACACGATGCAAACCATGCAAAACACGCTTCGTGCGGCTACTTTGCTTGAGATTGCTCTAGCCATCGGAATTCTAACCATCTCGGTTAAAGAACTGTCTAGGATTCCGGCGGACGATCTCACGAAGTCGTTGACTGCCATTACGGTGATGTTTGGTCAACTGCTTGGGGCTCTGACTCTGTTCAGTCACGCAACAGGCGTGAAGGGAATCGTCAAGATTCCTCTGATCACAGCAGGTCTGATCCTGTTGGCGGTAGCGGTCGATATCTTGGCTGTCGCAGTTAAGAAGCTTGCTGACTTGAGTTGGGAACAACTCACCAAGGGCTTGACCGGCGTAACTGTTCTGATCGGAGCTTTGACTGCCGCGGTCAGGCTGATGCCTCCAGCGCCAGGGATGATTGCCAGCAGCATCGCGCTAAACCTTCTTGCTGTGGCGGTTAAGATACTTGCAAGCGCCGTGAGCGATATTTCCGGAATGAGCTGGGAAGAAATAGCTAAGGGTTTGACCGGGGTAAGCGCGGTCCTCGTGGCTCTGGCTCTCTTCACCAAGTTCGCTGCGGTCGAAAAGGGTGGCGTTCTAGCCGGCGCAGGAATTGTTCTCCTCGCAACGGGCATAAAGATCCTTGCTCTGGCGATGCTCGACTTCGCTAAGCTGTCTTGGGAGGATATTGGTAAGGGTCTCACCGCGATGGCTGGCGGACTCTTGCTGATGGGAATCGCTTTGTCGGCGATCCCTCCCACCGCTCCTCTTATTGCCGTCGGAATCATAGGGGTTTCCTTTGCCCTTGGACTGATGGCTGACGCCCTAAAGAAGATGGGCGGAATGTCTTGGAGCGATATCGGTGCTGGACTTACCGCGATGGCTGGCGGTTTGTTGCTTATTGGCTTGGCATTAACTCTTATTCCTCCATACGCGCCTCTGACGGCCGCGGGTATTCTGATCGTTGCCGCGTCTCTAGGGATGATGGCCGACGCTTTGAAGCAAATGGGGAGTATGGGTTGGGGCGAGATTGCGAAGGGTCTCGTTACTCTAGCCGGAGCGTTGCTCATCATCGCTGTGGCCGTGAATGTCATGTCGGGAGCTTTGGGTGGTGCGGCCGCGATACTCATCGTTGCCGGCGCACTTGCCATCTTGGCTCCGATTCTTCTCACCTTCGGACAAATGTCTTGGGGAGAGATAGTAAAGGGACTTGCTACCCTGGCCGGCGTCTTCATCGTCCTTGGAATAGCAGGAGCCCTTCTTACGCCCGTTATCCCGACGTTGCTCGGTCTCGGCGTGGCGGTCGCTCTAATCGGCGTTGGTCTACTGGCGGCCGGCGTTGGTCTACTGGCATTCTCTCTCGCCATTACAGCGCTAAGCATATCCGGAGCGGCACTTACGACGACCATCGTAGCCATCGTGAGCGCCCTGATCGGTCTTATACCAACCATTATCAAGGGGTTGGGCGTAGCTCTTGTAACGCTTGCTAGTGTCCTTGGGAATGCTGTTCCTGCAATGACGCAGGCTCTGACAGCGATCCTCATTGCGTTGCTTGACGCTATTATCGCCATCACGCCGAAACTGGCCGAGGCGTTGCTCAAGCTCATTCTATATTTGATCGACATTCTAGAGAAGGCCACTCCCAGGATGGCTGAGGCGGGCTACAACATATTGCTCGCCATCCTCAAGTCGATCCGTTCGCATATTCGTGAGATGACGGACGTCGCTCTGGAGATTGTGGCTGAGTTTATCGAAGGCATGGGAGATGGTCTTCCCAAAGTCCTGAAGGCCGGCGCAGACTTCATCATCAAGTTCATCAACGGACTTGCTGACACGATCCGTAATCAATCGGAAGAACTAGGTAAAGCTGGCGGAAACCTTGCTACCGCCATCATCGAGGGCATGGCTAAGGGTCTACTAGGCGGATCCAGCGTCATCTCCAAGGCAGCGAAAGACGTCGCAAAGAATGCCTTGAATGCTGCGAAGGAATTCCTGGGAATCAACTCCCCAGCGAGGGCTTTCGTTGAGGTTGGCGAATTCTCGGCTCAAGGTATGGCCGTGGGTATCTACAACCTTGCTGATGTGGTGGCTGGTGCTGCCGAGGACATGGGAGACGGTGCGCTCGAATCGCTCCGTCGCTCTCTTTCTGGCATCCCGGCACTCATGAAGAACGACATCAACATGGCTCCGACAATCACGCCGGTGCTGGATCTTAGCGGTGTTCGAAAGACTGCGGGCCAGATTGGTTCGATTCTTTCTACTACGCCGATGTCAGTTCAGGTGTCTTCTAGGAAAGCTACGGACGTTTCTGCTGGCTTCCAAGAGAGCCAGGACGCTGCGGACGATGACGAATCGCGCCGTGGTGGAGATACATTCAACTACAACCAGTACAACAACTCGCCGAAGGCTCTGTCTGAGGCTGAGATCTACAGGCAAACCAAGAACCAGCTAGCAGTGGCGAAGGGAGTAGTGTCCGCAAATGCTTAATCAGTTGGAAGTGCGAACTGCCGCGGGCGATCTCCTGACGTTCGTGTTCGACGATGTGACGGATGGGTACGCCCTCGAAGAGATTCGGGGGCTCGACCCCGTAAAGGCAACCATTGTTTCCTCAAGCTGGGCCGGCAAGGATGGAAAGCAATACCAGAGTTCTCGCCGAGAGGAACGAAACATCGTCATATCCTTGGGTCTCGAACCGGACTTCGTCACGACGACGGTTCGTACTTTGAGGAACGCTCTCTACAAGTGGTTCATGACTAAATCGCTCGTGAACCTTAAATTCTTCGATACCGAGGGCCCTGAAGTTACCATCCAAGGCCGGGTTGAGTCTTGCGAATCTCCACCTTTCTCGAAGCAGCCTCAGATGGATATTTCGATCCTTTGCATGGATCCCGATTTCCTCGATATCGATGACGTCTCGATCGACGGCGACACTGTCTCGGACACTACCGAAACTCTCGTCACATACGATGGAACGGTGGACACGGGTTTAGTGTTTGTTCTGAATGTAGATCGGACTCTCTCGGATTTCGTGTTCTACCACAGAGCACCAGATAACACCGTGAAGGCTTTGGAGTTCACCGCTTCGTTGTTGGCCGATGATATCGTGACCATCAACACCAACTTCGGCTCTAAGTCAATCACGCTCAATCGTGGGGGCATCGTCACGTCTCTGCTCTATGCGATGTCCGCTCAATCTGACTGGATCTCGCTCCAGAACGGAGATAACTATATTCGCGTTTACGCGACTGGAGCAGCCATCCCCTATAACATCACTTATACTCCTCGATACGGAGGTTTGTGATGGAGCTCTACATCCTTGACGATCAGTTTCGCCGCGTCGAGGTGTTCGAGAAGTATGAATCGCTTATCTGGGCAGAGCGGTTCAATTCGCTTGGCGACTTTCGTTTAACGGTACAAGCTACGGACGAGAATCGGAAGATTCTATTGGAGGGCGTCCGTTTAGCTCTGCGAGGTTCTTGGCGGGTCATGGAAATCGAAACCGTTCAGGATTCTACGGATTCTGAAGGGAAAGCGATCCTTACGGCCACTGGACCTTCACTCGAGTATCTCTTGACCCAGAGAGTTGTTCGATACAGTCTGTCAGACACGCTCGATACCAAATGGGTTATATCTGACACTGCTCCGGCTACCATCGCTCGAACCATTTTTGAGAATATATGCGTTCTCGGTCTTTTGAGTTCGAACGATGTTATTCCATACATCGATCAAGACAGCACGTTCTTCCCAACCGACACGATCGATGAACCAACGGATCTCATCGATTATGAAATGGAACCCATGACTTTGTACGACGCAGAGAAGAGACTCTGTGACGTCTACGATATGGGTTTCCGTCTTATTCGAAATTATGACGAAAGCGAACTCTGGTTCGATATTTACATGGGAAGCGATCGTACTTCTCAGCAGACCGATTACCCGGCGGTCATTTTCAGCCAGGGCCTCGATAACCTGCAAAACACTTCTCAGTTGACCACGAAGACCCAATACAAGAACGTAGCGATCGTTATATCCCCAGTAGGGGTTCGAACAGTCTACGCTCCCGACGTGAGTTCCAGCGTGTCCGGCTTTGACCGAAGAGTAATGGTTGTCACTGCGAGCGATATTACAGACGCATCTTCATCTGTGGCCAATGCTCGTATGGATCAACGAGGTGCCGAAGCTCTCGGGCAGTCAAGAAAGTTCTCCGGGTTTGATGGAGAGATCAACCAAAATGCGCAGTATGTGTATCAGGTTGACTATTTCCTAGGAGATCTGGTTGAGCTCAGGAATACTCTTGGCACGAAAACCGTAGTGAAAGTAACTGAACAAATCTTCGTCTCTGACAAAGAAGGCGATCGTTCTTACCCGACTCTAGAGATCCGTCGATTTGTTACGCCGGGTTCGTGGGACGATGCGACAGCTGACTTGGTTTGGGACTCAGCACCAAGTAGCAATACGTGGGACGACGGCCTATAAGGAGGTCAAAATGCCAATTGGAGACGACGCGGTAGCCGCCGGCTTTGCGATCGTAGACGGTTCTACTGACCTCATTATTGACGGAGATCAGGAGATTAATCGTACTCGCGATTACGTAGCCCAAATTAAGGGACTCATTCCTGTGGGTAAAGCCGGCTATCGTACAGCAGCCGGCATAACCTCGGGTACATCAGACCCATCGGGCGGTACGGACGGGGATATTTACTTCAAGATAGTCTCGTAGGTGATGTGATGACAGATTACATTATCAATACGGGAAGCACAGGGAAGATGTTGATTCGAGACACTGCCCCCGGGGCCGCTTCGGGAAATGTGGAATTCTGGATCACGTCTAACAACTCAACTACCTTCGATCACAGTATGCCGTGGGCATACACCATTAATGGTTCTTATAGTGGTTGGCTTTCACACAATTATAATGCCAATTCGGGATGGAATCTTCTGGGTAGTTGGAACATCACATATTCTCAAACGGTTACTTTCTATCTTGGAGCTACAGGAACTGTCGGTTTGGGTGGTCCAACTACTTTCAACCAAGCAATTTCTCGAGCAACGGTTCCTCCAGCTCCAAACCTGCCAACGGTGTCTGATGTCACTCCTACTTCGCTATATTTGTCATGGACTCCTAATGGGGACGGCGGATCGGCGATCACGAGCTATGACATCGGTTACGGAACGACTGCTACCGCAGACAGTACTCTTTACACCGGGGCAGTTTCTCCTCAATTCCTCTCGAGCTTGACTCCGAACAAACTTCACTATTTCCGAGTTCGGGCTAATAACGCGATCGGGAACGGGGTTTGGTCCACGATCATCTCTCAACTCACTCAGCCGGCCATTCGGATCAAAGACAGTGGTTCGTGGGTTCTTGCGGTCCCTTACGTGAAGATAGCAGGAATTTGGAAAGTGGCCGTACCCTTTGTGAAAGATGGTGGAACTTGGAAGGAGACTACATAATGTTCGGTATTCCTATACCGATTCTTACCCAGTACGGGTTGCTAGGCGTGGTCTTCCTTCTGGTCATGTTCGGCGTTCTTGTTCCCAGGTACTTCTACAAGGAGAAAGTGAAGGAGGCTGAACGTTGGCGTCAGGCATACGAACTATCCGAAGCGGCTCGTGCGGCATCCGATGGTCAAACCACTGAGCTACTTGAAACCGTTCAAACAAATCACGCGTTTGTAGTGGCATTGTTTGACACGATTCAACGTGCGCTACAGTCAGGAGGAACCCATGTGGTTCCGTCGGGAAAATAAGTCAGACGAAGAATCCAGGGAGGCTCTGGCTATGGCTAGGGCGCATCTTCGTCAGGTAGAGCAGCGCGCCGATAAAGTAACCTCCCTGTCGAGAGAGATTAAAGAATTTCGCGAACGGAACCATTTCGCCGATGCCTTAGAAGCGATCATCGTTCGCCCTGGAGGAAAAGAAAATGACACGGGATCTTAACGCTCTGAGGACGTGGATCCTCATCGTTCTAACAATAGCCGCTCTGTGCACGACCGCAGTTCCAATCATATATTCATTCTCGCCTTGGCGGAAGAAGCTTCTCGGACGCCTGTTTATGTTGCAGGCGGTCTCCTTCGCGTTTGCCACCGACATGTCGGTGATGTTCGCGTTTTGGGCACCGGGAGATATTCTGATCCGATTCTGGATCAACGCCTTGATGCTGACGATGATTGCCATATCGACTTCGGCGTTGGCTTGGCTCATCTTCAGAATGAATTTTCCGAGGCAAAGAAAGAAGGTTGAGCTTCATGACTCAGAATTCGCCGAAACGAATTTTGAATGATCGTGCGTACAACGTCCTCCGTCAGTCCGCATTGATCATCCTGCCGGCGATCGGAGCGCTGTACTTTGGTCTCGCTCAGATCTGGCACTTCGCATATCAGGAAGAGGTGTCGGGGAGTATCGCCGTCCTCAACACCTTTGTCGGTGCCCTGGTTGGTTTCGCCAAAATAATCCACGACGTATCGGGGGCTCAGTACGACGGATCCGTGGCGCTTGAAGAAGGAGAGGAAGGATCGATGATACGGCTCAAGCAGATCGATCCGAACGCCTTCTTTGAGAAGGATACGCTAGTACTCAAGATTCATCGACCGACGTCGACAATAACAACAGAAGCAGTTTCGTCTCCTTCTTCTTAGGGTCGCGAGCAAAACAAAGCTTATAATGAGACCCCAAAGAAAGGAACCGAAATGTTCACACGAAAGCCAACCCCTGAACTGATCGCGCTTGACGAAGTAATCGCCAACGTACTAAGTGAAATGGCAGGACTCCCGGTAGAATCCAAAGAGTATACCGCCGCATCAGACAACTATGTCAAACTCCTGAAACTGAGGAAGGAACTAACCTCCTCCGTCAAAGTGAGCGCCGACACCGTCGCCCTGATCGCAGCCAACCTCGCTGGAATCATACTGATCCTCCAACACGAACGCGTTAATGTCGTAGCCTCGAAAGCGTTGTCATTCGTCGGAAAACTTCGGTGACAAATCGAACCCCACAACGGCTATCAACGAAAGGGTGTGTAAGAAGCAAATCGCTTACACACCTTTTTGTTTTGCTCCCATTATATTTTTTGGTCGCAGAAATTACTAGGCCTATAGTGAGACCCCTAGTGAAAGGAACCGCCATGTTCTTCCTCGCAACCCTAATAGCCATATTCGCCATCCTGTGCGTACTGAGCTGGGTTCGGAGAACCAACAATTCCAACTAGAGTTCAGAAACCAACGTCCACACAAGGGCTTTGGTTTTCGCCTCCAAAAAAATCCCGGGGTGGATTTTCTGAAATTGGTCGCAGAAATTACAGGGCTTATAATGAGACCCCAACCTGAAAGGACAATGTCATGCCTAAACCGCAGATTGTTACGAAGGTCGCCAACAACTCGAAAGTAAGGCTCGCCATCGAGATTGCAAAGATTGCAATCCCGGTCGCCGCCCAAATCGCAGCAACGGCCATCATCGTCAACAAGCTCAATGAAGCAGACTAATCCCCAAGCGGATCAAAAGCCAAAGCTCCCTAACCCGGACTTTGGTTTTGCGTTTGGCTACGGGCCCTCGAGTTAGTACCGCGCTGGCTGCTGAGAGGAACAGTAACTGGTGTGCTGAAACGTTCGAGGGCTCTTAGTCTTTCCGCAAAACCAACCCATGTCCCCATCACAGGAAGGAACAACCGACATGGAAACCATCATCACCATCCTGCACGTGCTCCTCTTCGCAACGAAGGTGGGGCTCGGCATCTCTCTCATCGTGCTCTTTGCAGCCATGGGAACCTGGGGCTTTGATGAAGTCAAGGCCGTTCGCCGCGAGCGCAAATTGGAGCTGGAGAAGATCCGGAATGAGGATGACTCATTCTTCACCGAAATGGTGAGCGGCTTCAACAAGGAGGGGGTTCTGAAGAAACCTCCTCATCAGGCAAAGCATCGGGCGACCAAGCATACGCCGACGCGTTCCTTCTTGGACACCGCGTTCGATGCACCGAAACTGGTCCTGGCGAACGACCAGGAGTTCTTCGCCGGTCTCCTCAAAGAACAGAAGGAGCTGGCACCACTCTTCTAGCAAGAAAGGAACGAGATGAGCCTGCATCTGCATCCGGCGGTTCAACTCAGTTTCGCGATCTGGGCAAACATCCTAATGATCGCGTTCGTCCTGTGGCTCATCGCGTTCTTCACAAAGCCGCATGCACAGGACCAGGCCGAGTTCGAATCGGAGCTCGAAAACGACTCGACTTACAACGAGGAAGAGGGTTATCGGGCAAATGCTTAAACTGTCCGACATTGTTCAGCGGACAGGAAAAGTCGTAACTGACAATTCGCCGCTGATTCTTACCGCCATAGGAGTGGCGGGAACCATTACTACGGCCTACCTCACCGGTAAGGCTACATTCAGGGCGGCCGAGATTCTGGCTGCAAACGAGAGCTACTACTCTCCCCTGGAGTTGAGGGAACGTGTGGCGCTGGTCTGGAAAGAGTATATTCCGGCCGGCGCCACAGCCCTTTTCACCGTCGTCGCTATTGTCGGCGCAAATCGGATTAGTGCACGTCGAGCCGCCGCTCTCGCCGCTGCATATTCCGTGATGGAAAGGGCCTTCGACGAGTACCGCGCAAAGATTGTCGAGAAGATCGGCGAAAGAAAAGAACAAGCGGCCCGAGATGAAATCGCGCAGGAGACCTTAAACCGGAATCCCATGAGTCAGCGCGAAGTGATCGTCTTGAACGGCGATGTTCTGTGCTACGACGCCTACGCGGGTCGATATTTCCGGAGTGACGTGGAGAAGATCCGGAAGGCTCAGAACGATATCAACGAACAAATCCTCCACAGTAACTATGCATCTCTGTCGGATCTATACCAACTCATCGGATTGGAATCTACCGCGGTCTCCGAGGAAGTTGGATGGAACACCGACAAGATGCTCGAGATCAAGTTCACAACAGCATTGACCGACGACAACAAACCATGCCTTGTGATTAACTTCGAGGTATCGCCAGCGAGGCAATACTTTCGATTTTCTTAGCCGCTACAAACACTCCCAGTACGTAACCGACCCATCCTGAAATGGAGAATTTTGAAATGAACAAGAACGAGAAGCTCGCCGAGGCTGTTTCCGACGCTCTCACGACGAAGAGGCTGTTCACCCCCAAGCGGATCATCATCGCTGCCGTCACCGCCGCCGTCGCGTTCGGCGTCGTCACGCTCGTGAAGCGAGTCCGGGACAACAACGAACTGGCCGAGGACACCACGCCCGAGATCGCCACGAAGGCGGCCAAGGCCTGAACCAAACCGTCTAGTCCGAAGTAAGAACGACGCCGGAAAGGCTCGCAATGCTGAAGAAATCAATCACCTACAAGAACCTTGACGGCGAAGACATCACAGGGGATTTCTATTTCCACCTGTCTGAAGCCGACATCGCCGAGATGGAACTGGAGGCCAAGGGTGGACTGGAGACCCATCTGAGGAAGATCGTCGCCGAAGAAAATCGGGCGGAGATCATCGCCGCGTTCAAGAACATCATCGGCAAAGCGTACGGCCGACGAAACGAGGACGGCGTCCGATTCGAGAAGTCGTCGGAGATCACGAAAGCGTTCATGGAAACGGACGCGTATTCGGTTCTCTTCATCAGCTTCTTCAGGGACGCGAACTCTCTCACCGAGTTCGTGAAGGGGTGCTTGCCGAAATCGGTCGTCGAACGGATCAATGCTGCACCGGCCGCGCTCGAGCAGGCCGACGTGCCGCTGCCGGCGAAGAAGAAGGATCTCGTTGAGTACTCGATGGAGGAGCTTGTCCAGCTTCCCAAGAGTGAACTCGAGAAACTCATACGCGACACCAAGGGGAACGTTCCGAAGGAAGTTCTTCTGCTCGCTCTTCGCATGAGCGGTTAACATTTGCGAAATGGGGTGCCCGCAAGTCGGCTTTTGGGGTTCCACCGACTACTCAGGCTGCGTGGCTGTAAAAGACAACCTCGTCTCAATCCGGGTGTGACCGTTGCCCCCGTGGCGGTCAACTGGATAAACTGCGCCCCTATCGCAAAAATAGCAAAGCTTATAATGAGACCCCAAAGAAAGGATTTCCAATGAACAAAATCGACGTCACCAAAAAGGTAACGAGCGTCGTGATTGTCCTCGGAACTGGAAAGATCATCTCGGCCATCATCAAGAACAACACGTCGCCAGACAAACTCACCGACAAGGTGACAATGGCTTGCGCCGCCTACGTTCTCGGAATGATGGTTGCAGATGCAACTATCAAGTACACCGATGCCAAGATCGATGAGCTCGTTCAATGGTGGAACGAGAATGTCAAGGGAAAAACCCCCGAATTACAAGAGTCTTAAGCCCCGAACTATGAGTCCGTTAACACGGACTTTTAGTTTTCTCTTCGGAACGAGGAAATTATGGATTTTCCGTCAAACAAGGCGAAACCACCGGACGGAGAACCTAAAAAGATCGAACGCGTCGTTACCTCCGAGGTGACTCGGCGGAAGAAGCCTCTTGGTAGGCGATTTCTGGAGACGTTCGTCGCGGGCGATCCGAAACAGGTTCTTCACTATGTCGTCTTCGATATCCTGATTCCGGCAGCAAAAGACATGGCTGCTGATGCATTCAGTCAGGGTATCGAGAAATGGCTATTCGGTGAAGCTCGATCCGCCAGTCGGCGAACCGGAGCGCGTCCATCGGGAAATAGCGGCTACATCAGCTATAACCGATTCTCCCAATCCTCGTCTTCGCCTTTCTCGAGCAGGCGTGAAGACGATCGTGTTCGCATATCCCGAGGCGCACACAACTTTGACGACCTCATCGTGGCCACGAGAGCGGAAGCAGAAACCGTTATCGAGCGCTTGTTCGATATCATCGCCAAGTACGAGCAGGTTACAGTGGCCGACCTGTACGAGATCGTCGGTGTTGCCGGCACTCCTGTCGACCACAACTGGGGTTGGACGGACCTGCGAGGTTCTGGTGTAACTCGAATCAGCGGGGGATATTTGCTTGACCTCCCTCGTCCAGAGGCTTTGAAGTAGCCATGAGCCAGAACATCCGTGAGGCTCTAAAAGCCTTTTACCCTCAGAGTAAAAAGTGGGCGCGGAAAGTCGACGCCATGTCTGACTCCCAGGCATTCGCAACTTACGTTCGCATATTTCAAGAAAGATACAGGAGAAGCAAGTGAATCTCAAAGCTATCCAGAACGCCATCACCAGCAAAGCTGGCCGGCAGGTTCTGAGGGTCCAGAAACACTCTCCCACCATTCTGTTCGCCGCCGGTGTGGTCGGAATCGTCGCCACAGTGGTCCTCGCAAGCCGGGCCACCCTCAAGATGGACGAGGTTCTCACGGACGCTTCGGAGGATCTCGAGAAGATCCAAGAAGCCCTTCAGCACGACAACTACGACGAAGAAGATGCTCGCAAGGACACCATCGTCATCTATGCCCGCTACGGTGCTCGGATCGCCAAGATGTATGCGCCGGCAATCGTAGTCGGCATCGCGTCCGTCGCCGCTCTTACCGGATCCCATGTCATTCTCTCTCGACGGAACATAGCGCTGACCGCCGCCTACGCAGCCCTCGACAAGGGCTTCCGGGAGTACCGCGATCGTGTGCGAGAAGCCTATGGAGACGAACGGGAAGCTGAGCTTCGGTACGGAACGTGTACGGCCGACATCGTCGAGGAGACGGAAACCGGTCCGGTGGTTCGCACCATCACAAGGCCGGCAGGAGCATCCATCTACGCTCGCTTCTTCGATGAGACGTGTTCCAGCTGGCAGAAAAGCCCAATGCACAATCAGCTCTTCATCCAGTGCCAGCAGAACTACGCAAACGACATGCTTCGGGCTCGGGGACATGTGTTCTTGAACGAGGTGTACGACATGCTCGGCATGGATCGTTCACCGGCGGGTGCAGTTGTGGGTTGGATCAAGAGCGACAACAACTACATCGATTTCGGAGTGTTCAACGACAGAGGAAACAAGGGCACCCGATTCGTCGTCGGAGACGACCGTTCCGTCTTGCTCGACTTCAACGTCGACGGCGTCATCTACGACAAGATCTAGGAGGCATCGTGAACAAGACCGTCCTGATTGCTGCCGTAACCGGCGCGGCTTCACTCGTGGCTGGTGGTATCGCGGGATATTTGCTCGCGAACCACCGACTGGAGAAGAAGTATCAAGGTTTACTCGAGGAGGAGATCGAGCAGACCAAGGAGTTCTACGCCATGATCAACGCGAAGTTGAGCTATCCTACGCCAGGAGATGCCGTCGCTGCGTTGATTCCGGAAGAAGAAAAGGAACTTCTCGAGGAGGTCGCCGGTGCAATCATTCGGCGTCGATACGATCTCCCTGGAGCTCCCATAACGCAGGTTCTGGAGAAGAACGTCTTCGAGAAAACCAACGTGATGTCTCCGGACGACGATCCGCAGTTCCAGGAGATGGTACGAAAGCGCTCTCGACACATGCCATACGTGGTCACCGCGCAGGAGTATCTCGAGAACGCAGCGGAAGATACTCAAATCACGATGACGTGGTATTCCGGCGACAACGTGCTGGCTGATGACAAAGAGCAGACGGTAGATAACGTCAACAAGATCGTCGGCATCGAAAACCTGCAATATTTCGGCCGTTGGTCTGATCAAGAGAACGTCGTCTATATTCGCAACGAGAGATTGACGGCGATGTTCGAAGTCCTCCGAAGCGACGGAAAGTACGCCATCGAGGTTCTAGGTTTGGACCCAAGCGAAGTGGACTAGCCCATGACCGAGCCACTTGACGAGCTGTACTTTGTATGGCTTTACCGTCAGGTCGGCGATATTCGTGTCACCAATCCCTCCCATTCTTATTGGAGAATGCTCAAACTGCTCTACGACAAGGAGTTTGTTTGGTTCATTCCAAATGATGACAACCGACTTGAGGACGGGAAAGACCTCAGATGCGAGTTCGTCGATCAAGAACGACTCATCGACGTGGATCCGAGCTGGATGCGTTTAGGTTGCTCCATGCTTGAACTTCTGATTGCCCTTTCGCGACGGCTTGCCTTCGAAGCTGAGGGTGAGCCACGCGGATGGTTCTGGAGGTTGATCCGTAACCTAAGTCTACATAACTGCAACGACGCCAACTTGAATTACATGACCGCGGATGAGATCGACGAAATCCTAGATCGTGTGATTTGGCGCACATACCAATATAACGGACATGGCGGCCTGTTTCCGCTAGAAAGGCCTCACGAGGACCAAAGGCATGTCGAGCTTTGGTACCAGCTTAGCGCCTACGTCCTCGAGATGGTTTAGAACGGAGGGAGGTTAAGTGGATTTCATTCAGATTAGCACGCGCGAAGCTAAGAATGGAATCACGGAAGTTTACCCGGACTTTATTGTTGGCCGATCAAGTGACTTAATGATCCGAGGCAGATCCTTTTACGCGATCTGGGCGGAACAACGTGGTCTGTGGTCTACGGACGAGTACGATGTGCAAGTTCTCGTAGACGCAGCTCTACACGAATACGCCAAGAAACTGGAGGCTGAAGGCCATCAGGTATGCGTGAAATACCTCAAATCGTTCGATAGCAACAGATGGAGCCAATTCCGGAAGTTCATGGGGAACATCAGTGATAACAGTCATCAACTAGACGAGTCTTTAACCTTCTCTAACACGCAAGTGAAGAAGACAGACTACGTCAGCCGGCGCCTGCCATATTCTCTTGCCCCAGGGCCGCACAAGGCTTGGGACGAGTTGATCGGAACGCTTTATTCCCCTGAAGAGAGGGAGAAAATCGAATGGGCGATCGGAGCAGTGATATCGGGGGACTCGAAGAAGATCCAGAAATTCCTAGTGTTATATGGGTCAGCCGGGACGGGCAAATCGACGATTCTCAATATAGTCCAGAAACTGTTCGAAGGATATACGGCATCCTTCGAAGCCAAGGCTTTAGCTGGGAACAACAACACGTTCTCAACTGAGGTATTCAGATCGAATCCGTTAGTTGCGATCCAACACGACGGCGATCTTTCAAGGATCGATGACAACAGCAAGTTGAACTCGATCATATCCCACGAAGACATGACCATGAATGAGAAGTACAAAGCAAGTTACACCGCTCGCATTAATGCTTTGCTTTTCATGGGAACCAACAAGCCAGTGAAGATCAGTGACGCTAAATCGGGTATTATCCGTCGTCTGATCGACGTGCACCCTACGGGCGTGACGATTCCTCCGGTTCGATATCACACTCTTATCGCGCAGATTGATTTCGAGCTCGGCGCGATAGCCCACCATTGTCTCGAGGTGTACCAATCGACAGGGCGGAACTATTACAATGGGTATCGCCCTCTGCAGATGATGTTCCAAACGGATGTCTTCTTCAACTTCATCGAGGCACACTTCGACATATTCAAGAGCCAGGATGGCGTTTCGCTCAAGCAAGCTTACGCATTGTACAAGCAGTACTGTGCGGATACCGGCGTGGATTTCGTTCTTCCTCAGTACAAGGTTCGAGAGGAGTTGAGAAACTATTTTAAGGAATTTCTGGAACGGACTACAGTCCAGGGTGAAGTGGTTCGGAGTTACTATGCTGGATTCACTTCCGAGCATTTTAAAACTCCTCATCGACACGACTCGAGCGTCTTTACTTTGGTGCTGGAGGAAGATATTTCGCCGTTCGACTTGGAGTTCGCAGACCAACCGGCTCAAGAAGCTAAAGAAGACGGGACACCTAAGAGGCGATGGGTTGAAGTAAAAACTACCCTTGCTGAGATAGACACCTCACAGGTGCATTTCGTCAAACTTCCAGAACAGCAAATTGTGATCGACTTCGACCTGAAGGACGATGATGGAGAAAAGTCTCTTGCTCGCAACCTTGAGGCTGCTTCTTCGTGGCCTGCGACCTACGCAGAACTCAGTAAATCGGGTTCGGGCGTCCATCTCCATTATATCTACGATGGTGATGTCACCCAACTCGGCCGCGTCTACGATGACGGAATTGAAGTCAAAGTGTTCGCGGGAGATGCTTCCTTGCGCCGCCGGCTGTCAAAGTGCAACAACGTGCCTATTTCCACGATAAGCAGTGGGCTTCCGCTCAAGGAGAAGAAGATGCTTGCCGCAGAAACTATCAAGAGCGAGAAAGGTCTACGCGATCTTATCGCTCGAAATCTACGCAAGGAGATCCACCCCGGAACGAAGCCCTCGATCGATTTCATTGCCCATATCCTGGAAGAGGCATATCTCGCTGGGATGGTCTACGACGTCACCGATCTCAAGGGCAAGATTATTGCGTTTGCCAACAACTCAAGCAACCAACCGCTGGCTGCCTTGAAGGTTGTGCAAAGGATGCGGTTCAAGTCTGAAGAAATCGAAACGCAAGCACCGGCAGTCAAGGACGAACGTATCGTCTTCTTCGACCTTGAGGTTTACCCCAACCTCCTGGTGGTCTGCTGGAAGTATGCCGGCGCGAAAGAAATCGTTCGGATGATCAACCCTTCCCCTCAAGAAGTCGAGAAGCTTTTCTCCCTCAAGCTGGTCGGCTTCAACAATCGCCGTTACGACAATCATATCCTGTGGGCTCGATACATGGGATATAACAACGAACAGATCTACCGTCTCTCGCAGAAGATCATCGAAGGAAACGTCAGCTCCATGTTCGGCGAGGCATACAATTTGTCTTACGCCGACATCTACGACTTCAGCTCGAAGAAACAGGGCTTGAAGAAGTTCCAAATCGAATTGGGCGTCCATCACATGGAGCTCGATTTCCCCTGGGACGAGCCGGTAGCCGAGAAAGATATTCCTCGTGTCGTGGAGTACTGCTGCAATGACGTAGCATCGACCGAGGTCGTGTTCGAAGCTCGCAAGGGGGATTTCGTCGCGCGTCAAATCCTGGCGGATCTAAGCGGCCTGAGCATCAACGAAACAACAGCAAAGCACACAGCCAGGATCATCTTCGGCGAAGACAAGAACCCACAACGGGCTTTCGTCTACACCGATCTTTCCACGGATTTCCCGGGGTACACCTTTGACCGAGGGAAGAGTTATTACCGAGGGGAGGAAACCGGTGAAGGCGGATACGTCTACGCCGAACCAGGAATGTACGAACGCGTTGCCCTTCTGGACGTGGCGAGCATGCATCCTACTAGCATCATCCAGCTCAACCTCTTTGGCGAATACACACCCAAGTTCGCGGCTCTTGTCGAGGCGCGTTTGGCGATTAAAGCTGAGGACTACGAGACTGCCGCAGGCCTCCTGGGTGGTAAGCTCGCCAAGTATCTGGGCGATCCTAAGAACGTTAAAGGATTGGCCGACGCTCTTAAGATTGTCATCAACATTGTCTACGGCCTCACCTCGGCTAAATTCGATAACCCGTTCCGAGACGCTAATAATAAGGATAACATCGTCGCAAAGCGGGGCGCCTTATTCATGGTTGATCTCAAGCATGCTGTACAGGAACGGGGTTTCTCGGTTGCGCACATCAAGACGGATTCGATCAAAATACCGGACGCGACGCCAGAGATTATCGAATTCGTAATTGAGTTCGGTAAGAAGTACGGGTACGACTTCGAGTTCAAACCTGAACGAGATGTCTACGACGCGTTCTGTCTGGTCAACGACGCCGTCTATATCGCGCGCAAGGGTGACAAGTGGGAAGCCGTTGGCGCCCAGTTCCAACACCCGTACGTCTTCAAGAAGCTCTTCACCGGAGAGTCGATCGAATGGGACGACCTCTGCGAAACCAAGCAGGTCAGTCAAGGAGTCATGTATCTCGACTTCGAGCACGATCGTCCCATGGCCTTCGCGGAAGGAATGCACCACGTCGGACGTACCGGCCGCTTTGTTCCGGTCAAGCAAGGCTTCGGTGGAGGGATGCTGTACCGGGTTAAGGACGGTAAGCCCTACGCTGTGACGGGAACTAAGGGCTACCTGTGGCTCGAAGCGGAGACAGCGAAGTCGCTGGGAACCGAGGCAGTCGACATGGTCTACTTCGACAACCTGGCCGAGGAAGCTCGGAAAACTATCGACTACTTTGGCGAATTCACGAGATTCGTCGGTTAAAAAGAATCATGCCAGCCAACAAACCGAAAAGGAGCAACATGAGCGCGGAATTCTCCCGGCAAGCTAAGGCCATCGCCCTTGTCGAGACGATGGTGAAGGAGCGCTTGGATAAGAGCGACCCCACTGTCGAGTTCGAGGTCTACGTCGTTTGGTTCTGCTATATCCTCGGTGGGTGGAAGGCGCTCGTGAGCACCAGCCTTCCGGACGGCCGCTACTACGAGGTCACCTACAACAAGGAAAAGAAGGAGACGTACGTCGACATGTACGTCAAGGTCGACAACATCTGTTTCCCCGACTCGGAAACCAAGGTCGCCGAGCAGGGCTACGCATACTGAACCATGGTTCAGACCTACGAGCCCGTCGTACCCGTTACCGTTGAAGCGGTTTTACTGACGGTCGACAACGCGAGGGAGGTGGCCGCTTGGTGTCGTGGTTCTTTCTTTGGACACACGCTCGAGGTGGCCACCCGCTCTGGGATGAAACATGCGGTTTTAGGCATGTACGTAATCAGAAATCGCATAGGCGAATTCTCGGTAATGGACGTGACGGCGTTCAAGGCCAAGTATAAATTAGCCTCCTAGTTAAGGAGCAAGTTTTGGAGCAAAAAGTTCCGCTCGTTGTCTATCAAGACGGGAAACGAGTCGAAATGTCTTGCGAGTGCTACGAGCGCAAGGGTATTACTTACAGGCAAAAGTGCCTCCTCCACAAGGGAGTTCAAGATGGCCGACGGTGACGGCACCGTACTGATTGAGGACGCGAAGATCGTTCTTCGCAACTTCGAAGGCAAAGAAGACAAGTTCAACGCCAAGGGCACTCGAAGCTTCTGTGTTCTCCTCGATGAGAAGCTCGCCACGGATCTTGATGAGGACGGCTGGAACGTTCGGTCGTTCAAATCCAAGGAGCCTGACGAACCGGATCAACCCTTCATCCGGGTCGCGGTTTCGTTCAAGAACAAGCCTCCGCTGATCGTGATGATTACGTCCGGCGGGAGAACGACCGTTACCGAAGATCTCGTCGAGATCCTCGACAGCGTCGACATCAAGAAGGTCGACCTGATCTTCCAGCCCTATGCGTGGAACGCCGCCGGCAAGTCCGGCATCAAGGCATACCTCAAGACCATGTTCATCGAGATCCAAGAGGACGCGCTTCAGCTGAAGTACCGCGAACTCGACGAGCTCCCGACCCGCTCCGGAAGGGTGGACGAATGATGGCCGGAGATGCGCTTCCCCAGGAGCTGGTGGAAGACGCCGAGAACCTAGCTGAAGGAACGAAGATCTTCAGCCTGAACGTCACGACCACTGGCGATCCTGAAATCGCCAAGGAGGTCTTCAAGGCGTTGTGCCAAGCGGCTTTGGACGTGGCACACATGTCGGTATCTACCACGGTGTCTTCTTGGATCAACGAGCCAGAAGACGAACCCGTCAAGGAGGCACCGAACTATAAGGTTCCTCCGGCGGTTCTGGCTGGTCCTCATTCCAGGGCTTGCGGAATCCACCCCCATGATCATGGCAGCGGATGTGCCATGGACTGCCCGACCTGTGCGGGGCCACACTAATGAACCAGTCACCCAAGAAGAAGCCCTACGGAACGCGTCGACCAGCACGTCTTCGCACCCGCTCCAAGCAGTGGCGATCGGGGACAAGGAAAGCCAAACGGGGGTAACATCCTCGCAAGAACTACAAGGCATATAATGAGACCCAAAGCATCCCTAACACGGATGTTTTAATTTGTGTCGGAAAGGCAGAAATGTCACAGATCAAGACCGTCCGCGCCATGCGCAAACCTTTCTATGTCGAGGCCGTTCGAGTGACCGCCGACAACATGGCACTGGTGGCTCAGTGGTGTGAAGGCGAAATCCGCGTGCTCAAGCGACAGAATGCGGACGAAGCCTTGTACATCCAGGTACACGTCGTCCGGCCGCTGAACGATCGCCAAACCAAGGCGTTCGTCGGCGACTATGTTCTTCGCGCCGGAGCCGGCTGGAAGGTCTACACCCACAAAGCGTACAAGGAGGCCTTTGACGAGATCAAGGTTTCCGACAACATCGAATACGACATGCCGGCTCTCGAAACGGCATGCTCGTAACCTCGTCTGAGCGAGGATAAATAGTCCTTTAAGCTCAGAGCGGTTTTCCAGGTGACACTGCCGAAAGGTCTGAGTGTCTTAAATCGAAATTATTAAGCGCCTGGAGAACGGGGAGATTGACAAGCACTCCCAAAACACAAGGAGGAAAAATGTCCGAGAACCCCGACCTCGACAAGACCGAAGTGATCGAAGAGATCGAAGAGAACGACGGCGTCGACAAGGAGACCACCGGCGACCAGGAAGACGAGGACTAACACTCCTCGACGCTTGTAAGCGGGGGAGGAAGTGCAGAGCTTCCTCTCTCGTTTAGAGGCGGATGGTTTCAAAGAAAGGAACCCAAATGTTAAGTGCCGATGAAGTAAGCAGAAGGTTCCGGTATCCCTTCACGGGACCAGATAGTCCGGCCGCTGCTGCTCACATTCGTATCGTCTCGGAGTTTACCGAGCTCGCTGTGTTTCTGAACGAAACCTTGCCGGAAGGTAGGGCCAAGTCGGTTACATTGACTGAGCTGGAAGACGCTTCGCTGTGGGCTCATCAAGCTCTTTCCGAGAAACCAACAGAGATCGATTGGTCCCAGTACCGGAAGAACCCCAACGTAACATAACTCGTCTGGGCGAGTCTAAAAAGCTCCTTAAGCCCAGAGCGCCCACCGGCATCCAACTCTGCCATCCTCCTCGGGTGTCGGTGGTGTGGAGGTACCCCAACCTTCAGAACAAACTAATACGTTAGGAGCAAGAATTATGGGAGACATCCCTGCAGAGCTCGTCCCTAATTACTACGAGATGGATCCGGGGACGGATGACCTTCTCTTTAGTGGGGAGGCGCTCATGAACGGAATGGTCGTCCTACAAGCGTACATGGATAGGCGAGTGGACCTGAAGCCTCCGGGCAAATGGTTTGGATCGCGCAAGCTGACTAAGGTCGAGCTATTCCAGGCTCGGATTGAGAACCGCTGGTGCCGAGTCACAGACTTGAGTATCGTCGGCCATCACCTTCAGTTCTTGGCGATCTACGCGGATGGCACTAAGTACGTCCGCAGCTACAATACACTTCGCCCCTGGCTGGTAAAGCTATCCAGCTTGGAAGACCTCACCCGTTAGCCTGACGTTCTAGATTGAGAAGCGGAGCTCTCTTCCCCGGGTTCCGCTTCTTGATCGGGTATGTCAGACAAGGAGGTGGTTACCATGGTCTCGCGTCCGTAATGCGAGCTATAGGTAAACACGAGGGTAACGACACGCCTTTATTACAGAGTAAAACTTGGTGGTTCGGTCAGATACCGATTTACTGGCCCGCGATACTTGGAAGAGGGTCAACCCTGTCCACGCATCGATCCGGCGGGCCGGACACCGAGAGGGGAGGAGGTCCCAACAGGCCTCCTCCTCTTTCTGTAGACCACAAAAAGAAAGGAACATAATGGGACGCAAGTGGTTTATCATCCTCAGTGGCATGGCAGTCCTGTTCTTCGCCATGTTCACCGTGTTCGCCTTCGCGGCGGACAAGCCCTCGTCGCCTTCCAAGGAGATGAAGTCCGTGGTTCAGCCTGCTCCCGATTCTGGAGTCGTGGCCTGCGAGGAAATGGCGAAACGCTACAGTATGCCTGGCGCCAAACCCAAGCTCAACTACGATCAAGCGCGAGCCAAGTTCGCATCATCGCAGGTGCTCGAGATCCGAGATGCCGGCGTGAACTTGGTGGACGTCATCCAGCGCGTCGACAAAGCGCTGAGCGACGACGACACTCCTCTCGCAACTTCGCTGGGCGCAGTCATGGCCCTGCGGATTGCATGGGAGGACATGCAGACGGCCTGCGGGAAACACGGCATTGACTTGCCAGACCTGCCGGCATAGGGAAGGGGGCTTCGGCCCCCATACCCACTTTATGTTTTTCGATGATTAAGGAGAGGTAATGTCAGAATCGATTGAAGAAATCTGGGAGACGTTCAGTCACTCGACTAACGAGACCGTCTCTTTGAGTAGAATCAAGCACAACCAATACGAGCTGATCGTTCAAAACGAATCAGTAAACGAAGCATGTTCGATTCGGTTAGACCGTAAACATCTCAAAGATCTGTTTAATGCTTTGGGAGTCGAACTCAACGCGTTTTGGGAGAGGCAATGAATCCAGAGTTTACTGGGGACATCATCTCAGGAAAATCCGACGTTTGGTGTATAGCCATCGATCGAGACGTCGTACCGGAAGAGATGATCACTCAAATCGTACGGATGGCTAAGGAAGAGCACGGGGAGGACGTTGAAATCAAATTCTTCAACGGAGCAGAAGAAAGGAGCAAGATCGTGGATGGAACGTACTTCGACGCTGTCGTCGACATGAACAAACGTCTTTCAGACTGGGCCGAATTCAACGGAACACGAGAAGAGACCCTCGCCTGGCTCAAGGAACATAAACCCGCGGACGGAAAGTGGAAGTACATGGTATACATGGGCGACCATAACAAGTACGTCGAGGTTTGGGAATACCTGAACATGTACACATGAAAGGAGTTGCCGTGGTCGAGCTATACGAACATCAAGAAAAAGCCGTCGAGAAGCTGGACAACGGCAAGATTCTCTGGGGCGGTGTCGGCACAGGCAAATCTCTAACCGCAGCAACTTACTATATGAGGAGGGAGGCACCGAAAGATGTCTACGTCATCACAACAGCCAAAAAGCGAGACTCACTCGATTGGGATGCTGAGTTCGCCAAATACGGTGTCGGCCGCACAGTGGGAGGAACTACTCAAGGAATCCTTAGAGTCGATTCCTGGAACAATCTGGGCCGGTATCGGGACGTGGAAGGCGCGTTTTTCATATTTGATGAACAGCGTCTTGTCGGCGCAGGGGCCTGGAGCAAGTATTTCATCCGAGTCGCTCGCAATAATCATTGGATTCTTCTCAGCGCTACCCCCGGAGATACGTGGCTCGATTACATTCCGGTATTCATTGCAAACGGATGGTATCGAAACCGAAGTGAGTTTAAACGGGAACACGTTGTTTATAAACCGTACACCAGTTTTCCCAAGATAGATCACTACGTAGGCGTTAATCGCCTTGTACGCCAACGTGAGGCACTTTTAGTAGAGATGCCATACGTACGTACCACTCGCCGCGAGCTTAAGGACATCGTCGTCGACTACGATCGACACAAATTTGAAAGGGTGGTGAAAGATCGATGGCATGTTTACGAGAACAGACCCTTGAGGGACGCAGCGGAACTATTCTCTGTGATGAGGAGGGTTGTCAATTCCGACGCTTCGCGACTAGAAGCGGTTACGAAGTTATTAGCGGAGCATGGCCGCCTGATTGTGTTCTACAACTTCGACTACGAGCTGGAAATGCTGAGAACATTAGGGAGCAAAACATGGGAATCAACGGAATCGAAAACCTCATTGAAGAAATGGGGCCAGCCCTCGACGAGTCGCGGCGCCGCCGGGTCGAAGGGGAACCAAGCAATCTCAAAATCACAGCGTACGAAATCATCGACGGAAAGCGGGTCGAAATTCCAGATCGCCGAGTGGAACGGCCACAAACACCAGCCGATTCCGGAGACTGATCGGTGGCTTTATCTCGTTCAGTATGTCGCCGGTTCCGAGGGGTGGAACTGTATCGCTACGGACGCGACGTGTTTCTACAGCCTCACGTATTCGTACAAAAACTGGCATCAGGCACATGGTAGGACCGATCGCCTAAACACTCCGTTTTCGGTCTTGTATTACTACGCGCTGGTGTCGGAGAGCTTGATTGACCGCGCAGTGGCAAAAAGTCTACGGGCGAAGCAGAATTTTAACGAATCGCTCTTTATCCGGTCAATTAAGGATTAGTCGGGCCAGGGTGGATGCAATATAATCAAGTATAACAAAACGGGCACGATTTCGGCGAGATTCTGCCAAAAAGCCAAATCCTAGAGCAAAAACTTTTTGTACGCGAGCAACTTAATATAGTATAGTAAACACACTATATGGAAAACGCGTTTTTAAAAAAGTTTTTCTCGAAAATTTTTGGTTTTTGGCAAGATGTGGATGAAAGGGAACAAAGCCATAAAATGGACACGAGAAGGAAAACGATCCCAGGATTCGATCATTACACGATCGATACCTTTGGCGCGGTTCGCAATGCTGAGGGTCGCGTCCTTACCATTCAAATGAATCAACAGGGAACGGTATACGTTTCGCTCTATCGAGGAAATGGCAAGTATTCGACAAGAGCCATCTCCAAATTGGTTGCCGAAGCATTTATTCGGAAACCACATCCATCTTTCGACACCCCTATCAACCTGAACGGCGATCGAACCGATAACCAAGTACTTAACTTGGCTTGGCGTCCTCGATGGTTTGCGTTTCGCTATCATCGACAATTCGAGAACCCAATAAACCAGCCTCCAGTGATGGATGTAAGGACGAACATTGTCTTTCCAAGTCCGCACGAAGCTGCTATGCAATTCGGGCTCATTGCAGCCGAGATCTATACTCAAGCGTGGAACTATTCGTCTCGTGCAGAAACTCGAGAAACAGTTTGGCCTACTCGCCAACAGTTCTGCGTTTTGACCTAGATCATATTAAGTAGTCGATTCTACCAGGCTTATGATAGAAGGGGTAGAGTAAGCCTCCTATCATTTGTCTCTTTTTTGTTTGGAGGCACGATGACAGAAACAGCGTTAGAAAGAGCTTACAAAACCCACCTTCGCCAAGAAATCGAGAAACGCTTCCCGGGGTCGTTGGTGATTATTAACAATCCGAATCTTCGTCAGGGGATTCCGGATCTTCTCGTTCTTATCGGTTGGTTCTGGTTTGCTTTAGAAGTCAAGCGAAGTGAAACTGCGCCGTATCGACCGAATCAACTCTACTACATCGATAAGATGAACGAGATGTCTTTCGCCGCTGCAATCTATCCCGAGAACGAAGAGGAAATTCTCGATGCAATTCAATACACGCTCGAATCTCGTGGGCACGCATGCGTTCCTCAGCCCCAGCTCTCCCGCCTGGGTAAATTACGAGGAAGATAAGCTTGACCGAGTGTTCTTCGCCGCTCAAGCCGCTCGTCGTGGAATCGAATTCCATGCCTTCGCACACGACGCCATTCGACTGAGAATCAAACTTCCAGATCTTCGATCGACGATCAACATGTACGTTAACGACGCCATTGGCTATGGCATGACACCCGAGCAGATTCTTTATTACTCGGACAACTGCTATGGCCATGCGGACTGTGTTGGTTTTCGTAACAACACCCTTCGGATTCACGATCTTAAGACCGGCGTAAATGAAGTCTCGATGGCTCAGCTTAGAGTCTACGCTGCACTCTTCTGCTTGGAATACCGCTTCAAGCCGAACGAGATAGCAATCGAACTTCGCATCTACCAAAACAACAACGTGAAACTCGAGATACCAGAACCAGGAGATATCTTTCTGGTCATGGATCGAATTCGGATCTTCGATAAACGAATCAACGAGCTGAAGGCGGAGGTGACGTCTTGATCCTGGATGAAGAAGCTTATCTGGCACACTACGGGATTCTTCGGCGTTCCGGCCGTTATCCCTGGGGTTCGGGTGGAAACGTCAGTACTCGAAATCGATCGTTCCTAAGCATGGTCGATGACCTACGAAGCAAAGGGATGAGCGAAACTGAAATCGCCGGTGGCTTCGGTATGACGACGACAGAACTTCGCGCTCTTCGTTCGATCGCTAAAAACCAACAGAAGCAAGAGCAGATCAATCAGGCTCAACGCTTGAAAGATAAAGGTTACTCAAACATAGCCATTGGTCAAAGGATGGCGCTGAATGAGTCATCAGTTCGAGCTCTATTGCTTCCTGGTCAGAAAGATCGAGCCAACATCCTCGCCGCGACAACGTCCATGCTCAAGGATCAAGTTGCTAAGAAATCTTTTGTGGACGTCGGTGCTGGAAGCGAGCACCACATTCCTTTGGGCATCAGCGAAACTAAGCTTAAGACTGCTTTGGCTGCTCTGAGAGAAGAGGGCTACGGCGTTCATTACGTCAAAGTCGAGCAGCTGGGCACAGGCAAACAGACTACGATGAAAGTTCTCGCTGCACCAGGCGTGACTTATTCGGAGGTCTTCCGGAATCGCGACAATATCAAGAGTATCGCTGATTTCAGTGAAGACGGGGGTCGATCATTCGATTCTATAAGGGCTCCTCGATCTGTTAGCTCTAAGAGGATCGCTGTTCGGTACGCTAATCAAGGCGGCTCAGAAGCTGACGGTGTGATCTACATTCGTCCAGGCGTCAATGATCTTTCCATGGGGAAGTCTCGTTATGCTCAGGTTCGCATTGCCGTAGATGGCACGCATTACCTTAAAGGCATGGCGATGTACAAAGACGACCTTCCTCCTGGCACCGACATCGTCTTCAACACAAACAAACACGACACTGGCCATAAGCTAGACGCAATGAAACCGTTGAGCAGTGATCCAGACAGCCCATTCGGTGCCACTATTAGTCGTCAGCATGGTGCCATGAACATAGTCAATGAAGAAGGTCGATGGGAAACGTGGTCCCGTAGTCTCTCTTCTCAGATGCTGTCGAAGCAAAGTCCGGCTCTTGCTAAGTCGCAGCTCGACATGACATTTGATCAAAAACAGAGGCAGTTCAATGAGATCATGTCATTGACCAATCCTGCAGTTAAGAAGCGTCTGCTGGATGCTTTTGCAGACGATGCTGATTCTTCGGCAGTTCATCTAGCGGCGGCCCATCTTCCTCGTCAAGCCAACCACGTTATTCTCCCAATCAACTCGATGCGGGAGAATGAAGTCTACGCGCCCAACTATAAGAATGGCGAACGTGTCGTTCTTATCCGCCATCCACACGGCGGAGTATTCGAGATTCCTGAACTTACCGTGAACAACCGTCAGCCCGAAGCAAAGAAGCTTCTAGGTAACGCACCAGACGCTATTGGTATTAACCATAACGTGGCGAAGAAACTATCTGGTGCTGACTTCGATGGCGACACGGTCATAGTAATACCTAACAATCAAGGTCGAGTTAAGCATGCGCCTGCTCTCACCGGCTTGAAAGATTTCGATCCTCAAGCGTCTTACCCTCACTACCCTGGAATGCCAAGGATGACGCCTAGACAAAAGGCGTTTGAAATGGGTAACGTTTCCAACCTAATCACAGACATGACCATCCGAGGCGCTAGTACCGCCGAGCTAGCTCGAGCAGTTCGGCATTCAATGGTGGTCATCGATGCGGAGAAACACAACCTCGACTGGAAAGCCTCTGCCAAGGACAATGGAATTGCTCAACTCAAGGCCAAGTACCAAGGCAAAGGTAATGCTGGTGCAGCAACACTGATCTCTAGGGCATCGGCGAGGAAGGACGTTCTTGAAAGGAAGCAATCGTTCCGGATTGATCCTAAAACCGGAAAGAAAGTTTTCAATGAAACGGGAACGACCTTCATAAACAAACAAGGTCGAGTAGTACTAAAGACCGAGCGCTCTACCAAGCTTGCTGAGGAAGACAACGCACACAAGCTATCCTCAGGCACACCAATAGAGAAGGTCTATGCAGACCACTCGAATAGGTTGAAGGCTTTGGCTAGAGAAGCTAGGCTAGCATCGCTTCACACTAAGACTGCTGATTGGTCTCCTTCTGCTAAAGCCGCCTATCACAAGGAAGTGGCAGACCTGGATGCGAAGCTAAGAATTGCTCTTAGAAACGCGCCATTAGAAAGACAAGCCCAGGTCATAGCGAATGCCGCTGTCCACCAGAAACGGCAAGCCCACCCGGACATGGAAGCAGACGAGGTCAAGAAACTCAAATCAAGAGAGCTACAGAGAGCTCGTAATAGAACCGGCGCCCAGAAGCATCGAATTGAGATCACCGATGCAGAATGGGCCGCTATACAGGCAGGCGCCATCAGTCATACTAAGCTTGATAAGATTCTATCTAATGCTGATCTGGATAGAGTCAAAAAGCTAGCCACTCCTAAGGTGGACTTGTTGATGACTTCTGCTAAGGAAGCTAGAGCACGAGCAATGTTGGCTTCTGGGTACACCCAAGCCGAAGTAGCAGATGCTCTTGGTGTCTCACTGACCACTCTTAAGAGAGGACTTGGAGGGTAGAACGATGACGACGCAAAGCATGCTCACTACTGTCGACAATCCATTCAATCCCTTCACACAGTGGGACGAATGGTTTGCTTTTGATGAGACCATGGGCTACAAAACAACGGCCTTCCTCGCTAGAGTGGTCAACACTTCAGATCAGCTCTCCGATGCTGATCAGGAAGCAGCGATTCAAGATGCGATCGACGAGATCGCACGCGAGAACGTTCTTGGTCTCTATCGAAAAGTGATTCAAGAAACATAAAGACATAGGGGGGGAGGGGGGTCCGCAAATTGTACCCCCCTTTCTCAT